GATACGGCATATCGTTTATATGGTCCTCAATCTTTAATGTGCAGAAATCAACGGCGGCATTTTCGCCGGCGGGGAACATTTCGCCCATCCAATCAATCAAGTCATACTTGTTAACATATCGATTGGTTTTATCAATCGGCTGTTCAAGTATCGACAGCGCCGCTTGAAGGGTGGTTAAATCGCGCTCATCCGATGCGCTCCATGTTCCGAACCGGCTTTCGCGTTCCTTCGCCACCAGGCGCCCGCCTATCATGGTTTTTAGATTCGCGGTTATCTGCTTTATATCGTGCATCGCTTGCCCTCCCTTATAATCGTTAGCGGTGACCCGGTACGATAATACATAGCCATATCGCCCCAATTAACCGAATCGCCGGACTCAAAAACGCAAATATGCGGCATCACATATTTAACGGTCAAGCTGCCCCGGATGGTAATTGTTGTTTCGGAGGTCACCTTTCGCTCCACAGGAACAACATCACCCGGTTTTGTGCGGGCTTTGGCGGCAGCAATCTCTTTTTTGCCGATAGCCGTACCGATGCTGGATATGCGCGGGATGACATCAAGAGAAAACGCTTTTTCTGCGCCCAGCTCCGCGAATTCCGGCAGATTCGCGACATAGCAGAAGGTATTCCATGTTCGCCGAACTGCTTTTACCTTGTACCCCATTTCCCTCTGCCCGATGCGGCGCAATGTTTTGTGCGCCTGGTCAGCGGAACACCCGGCAACCCGTGCAACTTCCGGGCTTGTCGGAAGGATGCCTTTTTTGTTGTATTCCACAACGGCATTAAAGATTAACTTGTTGTAATCGATGGGCCATTCTGCCGGACTGCCCAACGGGCGGTAATATGAGTATGCCCCGATTGCTTTCCGTTCTATCTGTCCATCTTCCGCCATCGAAAGCAACGTTGCTTGGACATAAGATCGGCTAATCCCCATGTGCCGCGCCTCAAGGTTTTCCGCAACGGCGGAACCGCTCGGCGCTTTGCCGGATTCGCAGATATCCGTCAATGTCTGCATGATGTGGGCGCGCTTTTTCTGTTGTGCTAATCTCCCCATAGTAAGCCCCCTTTAATTCACGCTCGCAGCTCTTCCAAGAGCCGTCAACGTGCCGAACCTCTTTCCTGTTAAATCATTCAGTTTTGGCATTATGTTTCTTTCCCCCGTGTTTTGCTTCTAGCACCGTTCCGGCGTAAGCGGGATATCTTACGGATACAGAATCCGCCCGCGTTCCGTCCTTCTCGGTAAAATACATATCTCTTTCTTTGCTTAGTTTTACTAGCCGTTTCGCCCGGTCACGGGCTGCGGCGGTATCCGGCTGCTTCATGGTTGCCGCCTTTCGATTTCTTCAACCAAGGCCGCCCCAATCTGCCGAATTAATGTGCTGTCATAGGGTGCTGCTGTTTTCGTCAGTTCAGAAATGCAAGAATCCCATTCTGCTTGATTGGTGAATTGATGATCGCGCCACTTCTTAAACCATCCATTAATAATTGCCGATATTGCGGCGCGGAAATTATCATTTGAAATCGTGTCCATTTTTTAATTTCCCCATGTACTAAGAAATTACCATTGATGACCATTGATACCATTGATCATCAATGGTAACCATCAATGGTAATCCTTAATCAATAGTAATGGCTTTTTATAGGAAAGGTATTTCTAGATCCCCTGTATCATCGGCTTTTTCGAATCCCATCAATGGTAGTTCTTTATTTTCATCAATGGTATCAATGGTAATCAATGGTGCTTTTTGTATCTTATAAATCTTTGGTCCGGTTCCATTGTCGATAACTAAGATTTGGATTCCGTCCTCACTCAAAAAACGCCCTTGATGCCGATGTAAAAAACCGCCTACCTGTTTCGGTGTTTCTTCCAGCGGAACGCCATACCCGATAGCCAAATTAATAAGCTCTGCACAGCGTCCCCGCCAAGACTTGTTATTTTTTGCGATTTCGCACACCGCAACACGAATATTTGAAGCTCGGAATTGGTCTAACAGTTCCGCCCGTTCCCGTTCGGCTGTATTAACCCCGCTCACGATTGACCATTGCGCGTTTTCCAGCTTTACATCTAATTCCGGTAATCCATCAATGGTTTTGCCTTTGACAGAAATATGTACCGGGTCATCCTTCCGTTTGCGAAACATAACCATCATCTGAGTTGCCGCGCCTTGTAATCCGGTGCTGCCAAGAATATTTGAAAATGGGTCATCCGGATCTACGGCTTTCCGGTCGTGACAAACTAAGATAATAGAAATGTGGTATTTCTGTGCGATTTCGTTTAATGGTGTAATATCTCTGTATGCGTGTTCGTATTCTGTTTCTTTGGCTGATTTCGCGGCGGAACGGATAATCTGAAATACATCAATAACCACAATGCCGATGTTCGGATCTTCTTTGAGATATGCTTCTATCTGCTCACAAAATCCGTTTTCAAGATTATCTGTTTCCGTTTCCAAGTAGAAATTCTTTGGTACTGGTTCCCCTTGTAATACTTTTTTTAACCGCCGCTGTTGTAATGTTTCGCTTGTTTCAAGGTCAAGATAAAGCGTCGAACACTTCCTAGTTTTATAACCTAAGAAATCTTCACCGTTTGCGCACTTAATACAAATGCTCAAAGCAAGCCATGATTTGCCAAGTTTGGGTTTTGCTGATAAAATACAAGTTCCTTCTACCAGCATCGGCAGCTCTTCGCCAACGCCAATAAATACCCGTGGTTCCGGCAGATTCTTTTGCATTAATTCCTCTGCCGTTTTCAGCTTCCGAATTACTCGCGGCTTTTTTGCCGGGGTGATTTTTTGCGGCGTCATGCTTTGTTCGATGCTTTCCGCGCTTTTCTTTTTGATATGTTCTCGATATCCGGCATCTATCCGGGCATCCTCTGCATCCGTCCGGGTGTACGCTTCCGGGTCATATTTCAGCCGTACATCTTGCCATTTGTATTGATGACAACTGTTATGATGACATTTAAAAGCAATCGCGCCGTTTGAATACTGGAATATTCTTGCATCGCCGTTTTTATGCGACGGGTCAAAAGGACACTCATCAAGTCTGTATATCTTTGCTCTATCGTTGCTGTCCTCTTTGTAAGTCATTCCCGCCCGATTCATAAAATCAAGCAAATCAAATTCGCTTTGTTGGCTATAACCACCCCGCCGGGGTTGCCCCTGTTGCGGCTCATCCGGCAGCTCTGCCGCCAGCCTTTGCAAGGTTTCTACCCCGGACACCTCCACAGGTTCCGGCGCGGAAAGAATGCGGCTCATTCTGTGCGGACGGGTGTTAGTGTTCGCGCCCTTCTGCGCTAATGTTCCATGTAATTTACAAATCCGCGCCGGGTTACTGTTGGTTGTGTCGATCTTCACCTGTTCGGTGCTGAATAATCCCGCAAGAACCTTTAAACATTTTTCAACCAGGGCGCGCCCGGTTGGGTCGTTTGGGAAATCGATACGGTAAAGCAGATGATAGCCATTACCGCTTAACGCTCGGACAGGTTCCCGGAATCCCAATTCCGACATATAGCCATAAACTTTTTCTGCCAATTCTTCAGCATATTTAAGTTCGGCATCTGTCGATGAAATACCGGCAGTTCTTACGGGGTCAAGGTCAACAAATAACCATCGATATTTGGTTATATCCGGGTCGCTGGTTGTCTGTTCGGCTCTTAAAAATTCGCCGCTCTGCGCTCTTGAAAAACATTCTTCCTTTACCTCATTTAAGGTAATATAGATGTTCTTCTTTCTGACATCCACGGAATCAAGGGCCTTTAAAAGCGTGTCAGCATCCCGGAAATAACCACTTAATGAACCTTTTCTAGCCGTTTCAACGATCCGGCATTCAAACACCTTTCCCGGTTCAAGCAGAATCGATATTGCTTTTTTGACTTCGGCGGGATTGATAAAATTCTCCCAGCTCATTATTCCCCCCTTTAGAACGGGATATCCTCACCATCTGCATTTTCGGGAACGGCAATAAATCCATTGGCATCGGTTACAACCGGCTGTGAATTATGGCCCGGAAGATATTTAGCTTCGGGAACTCTGGCGGTCGCTACGCCGTCAATATTGCAAAACCATTTCGGTACCCGGCGCATAAATGTTTTCCCGTCATAGCTGTTTTCTTCTTCGCCGTAGACAACGCCGATCTTCTTGCCCTTAAACTGTGCGCCCCAACTTGCGCCACCCCACTGAATCGAATAATTATTAGATTTCTCGATGCAAGTGCAGAAGGTCTTAAATGCGCGGCTTGTTTTGTTGGGGTCGTTAAAATCATGCACCATGATGTACTTGCTGCCGTTAAATGGCCATTTCTTTTCCTCACGGGAATCGTTATTGAATGCCTGGCTGTGATATCCCGCCTGTTTATCGTTCTTGTCGAAATCGAACAGAACAACGATCATATCTTTTCCGGTGCTTGACTGGGTTTCTGATACCTGTTTAACGACGGCATAATGTCCGCCCAGCTCCACAAGGTCAAAAGTTCCGCTTTCTCTTGTTTCATCGTAACCATTAGGCTTTTTCATATTTTTTTACTTCCTCCATTAAAATATTTATGTTTGGGTTCTCCATGTAATGCCGGTGAAAAGATTTCGGCTCATGGTCAAATGGCCCGTTCTTTCGCCCTGCTTCCTGTCGCAATGGGTTTTTGCCGCGTTCTTTCGGGCCGTAATATTCATCTAAGAATTCATCAACGGTTAATCCGCGTTTCTCTGCATCAAAAAACAGTTCATAACGCTTATTGCGAACAAATAACGAAATATCGTTCGGATCAATCCGTGGCGGATGCTTTATATGTTCATCTCGGAAATACTCATCTAACAATTCACGTGTTGTCTGCTTCGCGCACAAATTCGGTGCATCAGCATTCCGACAGATTAAACGATCTTCTTTCCAATACTTGGCGCACAATCTCGCGGTGTGTTCAAGACTGTAAACTTCCCAATGCCCCGATTCTTTGCCTTTCCAAAAAACGGAACGGCTCCAGCTTTCGTGGAATTCTTTATGGCAAAGGGGGCAAAGAGTAATTACATCGCGCAACCTTTCATTGCCTAACCGTTGATAATGCAAATGATGGGTTTGGTACACTTTGCCGGTTAAATCTTTATGGCAGATAACACACCGCCCGCCATCAAATTTAAATCGTTCTTCTCTTACCCTTTGCCAATGTGGATGATGTTCGATGTATTCGTTGTAATCCATCAACGATCCATCCGGCAGATAAGCAAGCCCCAATTAATCGCCCCCCATTCCGTAATATTCCCGGATAGCTGCATCAACAGCTTTCAAGTCGTTCGGAATCTCCAAATCAAACATTCCCTCCGGGCTTTTGGCGGTGCTGATGCCGTTGGACTGGGTATAGAATTTGTGATCCTGGCAATACAGAACGATGTCAAAGCACCCCTCAACCGTCAGTTTTTCGTCAAGCATCTTTCCGATGGTTTTGCACTTCTCGCGCCCGTCCGAATCGGTTTCGGTATGGTGTAAGAAATACACAATCTTGTTTTCGTCTTCCATCTCATTAATGGAATGAATCAGATTGCGGAAGTTCGCCGCCATCTGTACAAATTTGTCATAACCCTTTTCAAATGACCGGTCGAACAGCTCATTAACCAGCAAATACTGACTATCATCAATGGCGATTGACGGCGCTTTGCTCTGCTGGATCATTAATTCAATCCATGCATATTTGGCCCGGTTAAGGGTGGCGTAATCCTTCGGCGGTTCTTTCGCGCCGCCATCCTTCGGAACCTTAACAAGCCGAATATTTGACTTGAACGGAAGCCGCCCCTTTTCAACCGATATCACGCTGATTTCCCCGGCTTGAAAGTTTTTCAAACTATAAGTTTTGCCGGAACCGCTACGCCCCATAATTAAAACGGGTAATGCCATAATTTAACCTCCTTGATTTTTTGTGTTATAATCAAGGCAACAAGGGCCGCCAACCTTTGTTACCTTCTAAGCGCATTCGGGCCGTTTTCCCGGTGCGCTTTTTCATGCTCCCGCTACCATCAGCATCAGACTAAAAGCCGCGAAGACTGCCGCCAGCGTGAAAAATTCGCCCAATGAAAGAACAAAATTCATCAGCGGACCGGGGCCGTCCATTTCATCCAAATCGTCATCCGGCAGATCGGGCATAGATAACCCTCTCGCGGGATCGCTTGTAATAGGGATATATTCCAGATGTGCCGACATTCCCGGCAGACCGCATATCTCTTTATTCGCATTTTTCATCTTTGGTTTCCTCCTCTCCATACATCATCACCGAAAGCACCTGTTTCTTTTCGTCAACGCTTAACGTGTTATAGCGGATGACATCTTCCATTAACTCACTTCTAAGCAGCTTGATTTCTTCTTTTGCCTTTTCGGCGTCATAATCAAAATGTTCGCGCTCCAATACTGCCGCGAATGTCAGATAACCTTTTAATGTCATTGTTCGTTTCTCCCTTCCTCACGGTTACATCTAGCCCGGTACGCTCCGACAGGATGACGGAAAGCGCCGCCAGTAACCGATCAACATTCAAACTGTTTTCCATCTTCTTTACCCTCTCTCAGAATGTCTAAAAGAGTTTCTTTGCCTTGCCCGGAAATATCTCCCCGAACCCATGCCGCCATGATGTGATCCTCAATCCGGCGATGCTCATTGACAGCTTCCGGGATTCGCATTTTTTCGCGCTTGTTAAAATATGCGCTGATTTCCTGTACTAATTCCGCAAATGGTGACATCGTTACACCCCCGTTTCGGTTTGCATTTCGCAAACATTCCGGGCAAAAAAAATTGCCCTGATTTCGCTTTGCTTCAGCTTCAACAGCCGCGCCAGGCATTCAATTTCTGACTGCTTGAATTCGTTGGTGCCGTTAATCTTCAAGCGCAATCCATAGTATGAAATGCCCATATTTTCGGCAATATAGGCAAGTTTCAGCCCGGAACCATCGATTTTCTGCATCAGTAATGCGGTGTTTGTCACTTTCTCACCCCCTTTCTTTGTGTTTGCGTTTCATCAACCTTTTCAATCGTAACACCTTGTTTGCGTTTCGTCAACAATAATTCTAAAAAATCTGTAAAAAAGTTGATGCATGGGGGAATGTTGTTTTATAATGGGAATACACTCTAAAAAGAAGGGGGCGTATCCAATGACAACGGGTGAGCGAATTAAACAGCGGCGGTTAGAATTAGGGATGACACAAGCAGAATTAGCAGAAAAGACCGGATATTCCGACAAATCATCAATTGCCGTTATCGAATCGGGCAAAAACAATCTGCGCCAGTCAAAAATACAGGCGTTCGCGGATGCGCTGGATTGTGATCCGTTGTGGCTTATTGGGTTAGATGAACAGGAACCAACAGCGCCGCCCGATTATTACTTGAACGCGGATGCCAGGGCGGCGGCGGAATTTCTCCACCACAACCCGAAATATAAAGTTTTGTTTGACGCTGCGCGGAACGTAAGCGAAAAAGACATAGATTTTGTAAAGCAGATGATCGACCGGGTAACCGGGAACGAATAACCATTGTCCCCATATACGGACAATGCCCATGTTATGATTGCGGCGTTAGGGGGTGACGCCGGATGATAACTTGTATTTTGGAAAATATGCCAACAACGATCCGTAGCTTCTGCCGGGAAAATCCCGACGGAAGTTATACAGTCGTAATCAATGCACGGTTAACGCTGGAAGGGGCGCGGGACGCGTTCCGGCACGAACTGAGCCATATAAACGGGGGTGATTTTACTGATGCCGATACAGACGAAATAGAAAACGCCCGACACAAGGCCGGGCGCGGTGATAGGGGGAGAATACCATGAAAAAATGATTTTGGTGCTTCTCTTTGGGGTAATAATATTCTAAACGGCGCGGATGGGTTCCGCAACATGGGGGAAAAGAAACATGAAAAGAACGGCGATTTACTGCCGCGTATCGACATCGCGTCAAGAAAAAGAAGGGGACAGCATCCCGGCGCAGCTTGACGCGTTACGGGAATACATCCGCCAGCGGGATGATCTCATACCGGCGGGGGAATATGTCGATGCGGGTATATCCGGCACAAAAGAACAGCGTGATGAACTGCAACGGATGCTTGATGATGTCCGGGCCGGAAAGATTGATTTGATAATCGTTACAAAGCTGGATCGACTTCATCGCTCTTTGCGTAACTTCTTAAATATGCAAAGCGTTCTTGAAAAGAATCATTGTGAATGGTTGGCGATATGGGAACCGATTTATAATTCTAGTACAGCACAAGGCCGAATGATCATAAATACGTTCGTAAATCTCGCAGAATTTGAGGCCGCCAACACATCAAGCCGCATCCGCCAGGTATTCGAATACAAGGCCCAACAGGGCGAAATATTAAGCGGGAAAGTGTTATTTGGCTATCAAATCACCGATAAACACTTAACCATCGATCCCGCCGCCGCGCCTGTTGTCCGGGCCTTATTCGATGAGTACGCGAAGAATAACAGCCTTTCGGATGCTGTCCGGCTTGCCGGTGAGCTGGGGCGGATAACCGATATACGAAGCATGAAAAGGCTATTGAAAAACCGAAAGTATATCGGGGAATATCGCGGCAATCCGAACTACTGCCCGCCCATCATCGAACGGGCGGTATTTGATGCCGTACAAATCGGCCTTGCCCGGAATATTAAGCAGTCACAGAAAAGAACATACATCTTTTCCGGCTTGCTTGTCTGCGCAGAATGTGGGCGAAAGATGGCGGGAACCAATCACGCCACCAGGCGCAACGGAAAAGAATATCCTCTGACTCTGTACCGGTGCAACGGGCATTATTCGCCAATGGTGCATTGTTCGCAATCCCGAACAATATCAGAAACCACCATCGAAAACGCCGTTTTAAAGGCGGTAAAGTCGGAAGTCGATAAAATTACCATTGAACAATCCAAACCCCGTCAGACCGGCGCACAACGCGCCAAACCGGCAAAAGAAAAGGCTATTCAGCGGAAACTTGAACGCCTAAAGGCTGCATATCTTAACGGCGCGATCCCGCTGGACGAATACAAAACGGATCGCGAACAGCTAACGGAAGAATTAACCGCCTTAAAGGCTTCAGAACGCCGTCAGACCGCGCCCGCCGTCCGTCTTGATAAAGTGTTCACATCGGATTTTGAAACCGTCTACACGGCGTTAAACGCGTCAGAACGGCGCCGCCTGTGGCGGTCGGTAATAAAAGAAATCCGCATGGATGCCGGAAAGAATCTTGATATTATTTTTTTGTGATTTCATGGTATTAAACAACGCTTTCCATTCGGATATAGCTGTTTAGTAGCACAACAAAAAACGCCCCGCGCCGGTAATGACGCGGGGATTTCCTTTTTAAAGTGTCCAAACGGTTTGTATTCCGTTTTCGTCTGACCGATAAAGCGCACCCTCATCGGCGTTCCGGGTGGTTTCGAAAAAGTACCAATGATTACTGATGTACTGCCACCCGGTGAGCATATAACCAGCTCTGTCAAAATAATATCTGTGTTTGCCGCTGGCGGATTCCAGGTCTTTCCAGCCAATCGCGAAGTTCTGATCGGCGTACTCATACCACCAACGCACACCGTCCGCAGCCTTTCGCCATCCTTCCGCAACCGCAATATCTTTCCCATAAGCGGGGCGCCCATATCCGGCAATCCGGGAATAGTTCGCGGGATACTGTTTAGCAAACACCCCGCCACCGT